CGAGCCGCCGGAGGTCACCACCGAATAGGACCTGCCCGCGACCTCGGACCCCGATGCGACGCAGCTGTATGGAACGCCCGTCGTGGCGTTGACGACGCCCAAGTCGAACAGGAAGTTCGTCGCGTTGACTACGGTGACGACATAGGAGCTGGAGCCGGGCACGACGGCAGCCTCTTTGTCCGCCTCGAGGTAGGAGCCGGTCGTCGAGCCATCTCCAAACATCAGGTCAGCGAAGACGCGTGCGTTGATCTTGCCGAACTCGACCTTGCCCGTGACATCCATCTCGCCGGCGCCGATCGCCGCGGCGAACATCTTCTCGCCATACAAGGCCTCGGTTTTGCGCTTGAAGTCGATCGACTGCGACTGCGGCACGAGCGCGCGGGTAGGGGTCGGGTAGGCGACGTTGGCCGCCATGAAGGCGCGGCCAGCGCCGAAAGTCGGCTTGCCGTTCAAGGCAGTGGTCATGATGGGCTCCATCCAAGGGAAAAAGCGCGTCTCTCGAGGCGCGAGCTACCGTTGCCCAAGCGGCGATCGGGCGTCCGCCAAATGGCGGCGGTTACTGATGCTCTTCCACCACCGCCGGAGCGTCGGCAGCCGCTTCTGCGGGGGCGGGCGACGCCGTCAGCGCGGGCTGAACGGGAACGGCGGCGTCGCTGAGGCGACCGATCAGGTCCGGAAGTGCCGTTGCCACCTGATTATAGGCTTCCGTGTTCCGTGCCACGGCACCGCAGGCAACGCGCTCGCGAAACCAGGTATTGACGATATCGGCTTTCGACATGTGCGCCTCTCAAGGAATCGTGATGCGGATCGGAATGCGGGCGATGGCCTGGCCGCTTTGATCGCCAGGAGAAATGTCGCTCTTGCCCTCGATGCGGCACCAATAAACCAAGCCGCCAAGCGTGAAGCGCGGGTCGCCGTAGTCGCCGTCCGGCGCAAAGCTCTCCCGCAACGCGGTCTCGAGAACGGTCAGATGCTCGTCCGGAACCGCGTTCGGATCCTTGCCGGCATTGCAGTAGATCCAAGCCTCGCACTCGAGCGTGGTCACGGTGTAGAGGTCTTGCGCCTCGTCGAGCACGCCCGTGCGGCGCAGGAACATGGCGGGCTGCGCGGCGACCAGGTTCCAGTGGATGACGCGCCGCCCCGTTGTCGCAAAGGCTGCGGCGCCCTGCAAATGAGCAAAGAGCGCCGCCATGATCGGCTCGAAGGCCGCGCTCATGCATTCGCCTCAGCAGCGGCCTTCTCGACGACGGCGCTGAGGCGGGCGAGAATCTCGGGTTGCATCGCCTCAAGCGGCCCGCGCTCGAAAGCGAACTCCTCGATATTCGGCGTGCGGCTGTAGTCTTCGCCCAGCTTCGTGACCATGACAGTCTCGGGCGCGGCGAGCATGATAGACCAGTGGTGATCCAAGCGCATGTGATGCGCCGAAACCTTGGTCGGCTTGCCCTTTGAACCATATTCGAGAGCGCCGGCCTTGGCGTAGTCGTTGCTGCCCTTGCCTCCAGCGATATCCACATAGCCCGTGATGCGATTCGGATCCGCAAAGATACGCAGCCGCTCTTGGCTGCGGAGCTTTCCGGTGAGTTCAGGCGTCGCTGCCGCAACCCGACCGAACAATTCGTTCGCAAGCGCGGTGATCTCCTGCCGGAGCTCATCATAGAGCGCGTCCGGGAATGTCTCGAAGCGGAGGCCGACCTGCCGATCGCCCTTCACGTCGATGTGGATCATGTCCGCCATCAGACCACCACCGGCATGCAGTAACCCGAATCCAGCATCGCCTCGATATCGGGGGGTAGTGACCCGGTTTGTCCCGGCACGCCGCCGAACCAAAAACGCTCCATGCCGATACCCGGCGTCTCGCGCTGCACCAGGGCCGGGTCACGGCCCCTTGCCGCGTAGCGGGCGGTGATCAGCTGCAACGTCGCGTCGATCAGATCGTCTGGGATATCGATCGTGGCATAGGCGAAGCTGAGCGCCGCGCCGGCGTCTGCTGCATTGAGGCTGTATACTCCTGCAGACACAGAATATTGCCCGGCCGCCGGATTGGCGACTACCCGGGTCAACGCAACGCCACTCGACACGTAACTGACGGACTGATCGCAGGAAAATGCGGCTTCTTGCGATACCGTGACCTGATGCGGCGAACCCGCCGACACGGTGCCGGCCTCTTGCGCGAGCTCGCCATAGCCCGCCGCATATTGAACGGTGACGGGAATCGATTCCCAGATCGTGCCAGCGCCGGTGAACGGATTGAGCCGGAGCAGCTGGCCGGTATCCGGGTTGACCCGAAAATCCTTCCCCTCGACCAGCGTCTGCGTCGCGTTCAGCGCCGTCGTCTGCACGACCGAGATCACGTCGAGGACCGGCCAACGGGTCAGCTGCAGCTCCGCAAAGCCACCCGGCGTCTGATACGGGTAGGGATCCTGCTGAATGTCGAAGACGTCCTGCACCACCTCGGGTGCGAAGACGCGCTTCGTGTAGTTCGCAATTGCCTTCGACACCTGGCTGATCGCTCGACCAATCCATGCGTCGTCCGTCGTCTCACCAGTGGCGATCGAAAGCTCGTCCTTTGCCGTCGCGAGGTCGGTCAGATCGTAGCTGGCCGCCTTCGACAGGATGGTGGTGACGACGGAGAAGCCCACTTGATTACCGCACGATCCGCTGGTCGCGGCGGCCGATAGGGCGACCCACCTTCAAGACGGGGCGCGCCGGCTTCTCAGGCGCCGCCGGCTCAACAGCACCCGCCGGCCAGGGCTCGATTGCCGAGAGGAGACCTTTCGCCTCGAGGTCGTCGGCAACAGCATCCGGGACGACCCGCTTGTCGCCGGCGCCATACGGAGGCTCCGCGCGGGCGAACGTCACGTGCTTCACGCCGCCGGGCCTTCGGACTGCGCTTCCGGAGTAGCTTCCTGCACTGGCTCTTCCACGGGGTCTTCGGCTGCGGCGACGGGCACCTCGTCCGGCGTGGGGTCGGGAGCCCGCTCGGCGATCGCCTGAGACTCCGGCACAGCAAGGGGCGCAGGCGCGCGCATCAGCCCATCACGAGCCGCGAGCAGCTCCGACTGAAGCTGGTTGGCTGCGCCGACAATGTGGCCCGCCCCTGCGGGCTGGCCGTCGTGCGCTGCCATCGCCGCGATGCGGTCGCGCAGCACTTGCTCGATCGAGCACATCATGAACCTCCCGGTCAGGGCGGCGGGAGACCGAGGCCTCCCGCCATATCATCGTTGCGATCAGGCCGCCGGAGCGCCCATCTCGCCGCCGAGCACGATGTCGGCCGCGAGCAACGCCGCCGGCGAGGTGCCGCCGGTGAACGTCGGCGTCGTGACGGAGCGGATGTAGCGGTAGGCGCTCGAAAGCTCGATCGCCTTGCTGGCCTCGGTGTTGGCCGCAGTGACCGCAGCCGTCGACGCGACAGAGGTCTCACCGGGCTGGATATAATCCGTCCAGGTTGAACCGTCAGGCGAATGCTGCAGCTTCGACACGACGCTGGTCGTGGTCGGCGCGCCGGAGAGGGCGCCGACGACGGTGTGCAGCACGCACGAGAGCGGGAGCTTGTGGGCGACGCGATCGATCGTCACGCCGTTGACGGCCGCATTGGCCGACTGCGGTAGGACGCTCGTCACGGCGGCGATGAACGCGCCGATGTTGCGCTGATAAGCGATGTTCATGAGCAGGATTCCTGTTCCTCAAGGAAAAGCGGGCCGGCGACGCGAGTGGCGCGCCGCTGGCCGAACTGGTCAGATCAGGGCGATCAGCCGACCGCCGGCGACCAGCGCACGTTCTGGATGACCGCGACCGAATGATCGTGGCGCATCTGGAAATCGTGCTCAGTGATCGCGCGGATGATCGTCTGATCGCTCTGGAAGGCGGACTGCGTCGTGCCGTTGCCGTCGACGTAGGTGCCCTCGCGCGACACCGCGAGCTCGAGGCTCATGGAGTCGAGGATCATCGCGTCGTCCATCTCCACGAGGAAGACGAGCGAGCAATCGGTGTGCGAGCCATTTGCGTCGTAATAGTTGTTGCCGATCTGGCTCGTGACCTTGATCGGATAGTTGCGCAGCTTGCCCTGATTGAGCTCGTCCCGGAAGACGTACTCGCCCAGACTGTTCGTGACGTCGTAGAGGAAGTTGCGGCTGCGCGGCGTCATGAACCAAACACGCTTGTCGTCGGCCACCTGGGCGCTGTCGAGACGGTTCGCGGCACCGCCGAGCTCCGCCTGAACAGTGGCCAGCGTCGGCGTCTCGTTCGAGGTGATGAAGTTGCCGCCGGTCGAATTGGCCGGGTCGGCGCCGTTCACCGCCAGGGTCGAGTTACCGGACGTCGACCAGGCGCCCGCGGTGCCGCCGGCCTGCGCGACCAGGCGATTGGCGAACTGCAGGAAGCCCATCGGGGTTTCCGCCGTGCCGTCGCCGAGGATGAACGCAAGATCCTCGCGCAGGCCAAGCACCTTCACGAGGTCATCGCGCACGAACGCGTCGGCCGCCGGATCCGCATAGCGCATCATGTCGTTCGACACGGGCACGAGCGCGGTCAGCTTCTTGAAGGTCGCGGTGATCGACTTCAGCGAGGGCTGGCTCGACGCGATCGGCTTCTGCTCGTTGCCGTAGGAAGCCGTCGCCGCGGATGCCTGCCCGGGCAGCGTCATCGTACCGCGCGGCATCGGCAGCGTGCGCGGGCCGGACGATCGCACGACCGCCTTCGGGCGCAGCAGCTCGATGATCTCGTTCACATAGTCGGGCGGCACGATGAAGCCGCCGGACGCGCCGACCGCGGTGACGAGCGCGCGCGAGCCGACGTCGCGGCGGGGCTCGAAGCTCCGCGTGATCGCATGGCGCTCGCCGTACTTCTCGGCGGCGAGCTTGCGCGCACCCTCGACCGTGGCGCCGGCCGCGGTGAACAGCTTCACCGCGGCAACGGCGCGAAGGCCCTTGTTCGTGGTGAAACCCATCGCCTTGGCGTCGTCGGCGCTGGTGTAGGGGTCGAATTCACGAACCTGGATCGAATCGCCGCCTTCCTGGCCCTCAACCGGCTTTGCGGTCGAGGCGGCAAGCGCCTGCAGGTCCTTCGCGCGCTCGATCTGGCCATCCAGATCCGTGACGGCGCGCTTCTTGGCGGCGTAATCGGCCGCCTCTTCGTCGGTGAGAGTGGACTTATCGGCGAACGCCTTGAGCGCATCAAAGGCGGCCGCTCGCTGCTTGATCAGCTCGAGCATTCG